TTAGATTTAGGTCTTTCACTACCTAACGCTATAATTCTTTCTGTCCCTCTTGCAGTTTGTGGTTGGTCTCCAACTCCTTGCATTATCTCAGGAATACCAAAAATAAAGTTTATATAGAACTCACATTGCTGTATCAATCTATAAAACTCTCCAGTCAAAGGTTGTGGTGCTGGATAGTGTGGCTCACCTTGTGATGAGTCTACTTCAATAACTGCGTTTGGATTTGCCCAATCTTTTTCTAATTGTGAAATATTTTCTACACTTCCAATAGGAACCATAAGTTTTAAACCTGCTGACGCCTGTGCGTGAGATAGTGCTAATGACCATAACTTATTTAACAAACGTTGCATTGGTCTTGCTCTGGAGACATCAGAACGAGGATAAGGGGTTTGAGTCCAAACGTTTGCAATAGGCACTATTGGGTATACATCTGTGTTTAATATAGTTTCATACAACACTACCTCACCAATACTTGCAACAACTTTAATTCTATTTTGATATACTTGGATAATATCTACCTTACCCATCTCAACCAATTCTTTGTTTTGTTCTAAAAATATTCTAAAGTCTGCCTCATCAACAATAAACTCTTTACCATTTTCATTATCCATCAAGCGATAAAAAGGAACTTTAACTTTTGTAAACCTTTCCAATATTTGAAAACGTTTATAGTTTTGTTCTGTATATCCTCTTACTGTATCAGGTGTATATGTATTCAAAGAGTTTTTATTTATATTGTCAGGATAGTCTTGCTCATTAGAGTATGTAGATATTCTGTCAATCAATGGGTCAATCTCTTCTCCTGTTTCTGGGTCTACACTTGCACCTAATTCAGGATATAAATTCAATACTTGTGTTTCTGTAAGTATCGTAGACAAGATTATGTTATCTGCATCTGTAAAAAATCTATCTCTGGATGAAGCTGGGACATACACTCTGAACGGGTCAAGGTATGAAAACTTTACATCCCCCTTACCAAAGTCAGAGTCATAGTCAATGTAAGCATATAAAAATCCAAGCCCTACTACGCAGTAATCGTGTATCGCTTGTTTTACCTGTGCGTCTCCTTCAGAGTTCTGCCAGGCAAATCCCATTACCTCTCTCCAAAGATAGGCTAATGATGTGTCTGAATCCTCCCTTGGCTGCACTGTAAATGCAGGAGGTCTTGATGTCAGCATACTTTTTAATCTTTCAACAGCTGGAGATATTCTGTCCATAGGAACATCTGCCTGGTTTCTCGCTGATAATTCGTGAGATTCTGTTTCTGTGAAATGATTACCTAAGTAAAAATCTAAATCTTGTCTAGCATCTGTCTCCCAAGCCTTTCTATCATTCTTATATCTGTCGAATAGTTCTCGGTTGGTTAGTGCTCTTTTGTCATATTCCATATTATTCCTTAGAAAAAGATGTATTTTATTGAGTCAAATTTACGAATTTTGGTAAAGTTTCAGCAAGAACTATCAGTCAATACTACCTGTTATCCAGTTATAAACCTTGTTTTTCTTAATATTAACTTGTTTTTCTAGCCTGTCTTTAAAATTTTTAGCATCTATGGCAGTGCTACTAGGAGCCTTAGCAAAATAATCTGCATAGTATAATGCATCCATAAGGTCATCGTTCTTTGGTTTTGGATGTTCGAACAACTCATCTACTATCTCAGTCATATGTTTTTTGATATATAGCTTCTTAGAATTTACTATAGGACCAAGTGTTGTTTCTAATCTATCTTCTTTCTTGATACCATATGGAGGCTTTACCCCTTTGAATATGCCAGGCATCAATCTTTTATCAGCCACAGATATTCTACTTGTCATATCTCTTACCATTTCTTGTGCAGCAACAGTTTCAATACTCACTCTTCTTACAGGGCTATACTTTCTTGCCATCTTAACTATTTCTTCTGCCATATCAAAGGCTGGTATTTTTTCTCTAAAGTAATCTAAGATGTATCTATTTTTGTTTGCATCAATACCCATTACCAAAATAACTTGATAGTCTGATGTCTTTGTTGCGGTAGCTGCAAGGTCTACTCCAATATATACATTGATTGGTATTGCTTCATCATTATCAACTAAATAACAAAACCTGTCTCTTACTTCAAACTTATGATTGTAATATTGTATTCTATCTACTTTGAATGCAGCGGATGCTGAGTCTCTTGCATCATTCATATACTCTTGAGCAAACTTGTTTACAAGTCCTGCTTCAATAAATTCTTTTCTTTTATTTTCTAATTTAGATAATGGGAACTGGTCTTTCCATAAAGGCTTTCCATCTTCTATGGCTCTATGAAATGTTAAATCCCAAGGATAGTTTCTGTTATCATTCTTTGCCTCTTTCCATCCATCAACAATGTTTTGCAAGAATGAGTCATAGTGTACAATCGTACCAGTCAGCCATATCCAACCTTCATTACCTGGAGTTTCTTCTAATGATGGAAACACAGTAGATACAATCCACTTCTTTAACTCTGCTCTTCTATCTGGTGTCTTGGTATTTAACTCTGATTCAAAGTCATCAAGAATAATACCAGTATATCTTACACCTACCTCTGCTCTACCACGAAGTCTCTGTGCAGAACCTTTGGCTATAATTCTATCTCCTTTGGGTGTAACAATATCTTTTTCAGTCCAACGCTTTCCAACAGAACCACCATCCATATTGCCAAAGTAATATCTTATGATTTCATTTTCTTCAAAGTGGTGTCGTATATATTTCAAATGGTCTACAGACTGACCTTGTTCTTCTGATACCCAAGCCACAAAGTTTTGTTTGTCTTCCTCAGCAAATAGAAACTTATGCATAATAGCAGCTTTAGATAAAATACTTTTACCCATACCACGAGGTATCACGTTACAAATACGTGCTCCTGGTTTATGTTGGATTAGTTTTTTGGCTAGGTCGTGGTGGAATTGTGGACTTTCAGATTTGTGTAAGAAGTCTTGTGGTAAGAATACACGACCAAAAAAGATTAAGTCTTTGTATGCTTTGGCTAATATCTCATCTCTATCAGACATCTCTGACGCAGATGGGATAATATTAATCTTCTTGTTCTCCACTTTCAATTTGTTTCACTCCACTAAGTTGTAAGATTTCTTCTTTACTAAACCCAGTAAAGGCTTGACCAAGTAGTAACTGCTCTGACTTCTTTTCTTTTGGATACATACTTTGTATCTTCATAAAGTTTTCCAAAGCTCTTAGCTTTACTGCATCAGAGGTGTCAGGGTTTTCTACAATATCCTTTGCCTGTTCTAATGTCCAGCGTTTGTCAATACCAATATCAGTCAGTAATTCTTCTATTTCTTTTTCCACTTCTTCTTTTATCCTAGTTTGTTTTAACAGCATTGATGATTTCACAGATGCTGTGTTTTTATTATTCGTTTCAAAACATTCTAAGTATGCTTGAACGGGTGCTTCGCCGTGTGCTATCATCTTCACAAAACGAATCTCTCTCCAAGACAAAGGCTTTTCTTCTATGTTAGTCCTTTTCTTGAATGAGTTATAATCTTTTTTGGGTGCTCCCTCCATCGTTCCTGAACGAAAACAAGGTCCAAGCAATGTGATATAATAATCATCTATTGCTTTAAGGGTAGTGTTTTTCATCTTCTTCTTACGAAGAATCTGTGTAACCTTGCCATCATCGGTTAGCACCCAATCATTTGGTTCTCCATCTCTCCAATCCTGAACAAGTTCTGCATCAGGAAATATCTTTCTAAACTCTTGCTCGTTATCAAATACATAACGAGGGACACCTTTGATAATACGTTTATGCATTAGCCTTCAACAACATTACCCCATACCACGCATCTGCCATTGACAATCTCAACGACTTCTACTTGGAAGTTCCCACCTGGGAAAAAGGTAATGATACTGAATGCGTGATTCCAATTATGCAAACGACCTCGCAACCACTTGTTGCTTTCTCTTGACATATCTTTCAGACATCCAATTCCCCAAGCTCCAATAGTTCCTGCATCTAATTTGGTTAAGGTATGTCGTTGAACATCGTGGGTATGCCCGTACATAATATTGGCTCCATACGTTTCAAGATGTTTTTTAGCGTGGTAAGTAGTTGCGTAGGTACCGTGTATAAAATTTATCTTACCTAATTTTAAAGGTAGATTGTATTCATAATACTTATACCCTCTTTCTTTTAGCTTACAAGCTTTTGGAAAGGTATACTCTTGCATATATGGGTAACGTTCTACAAAGTTATCCATCCAGAGTTCGTGGTTTCCTTGAAGCATATACTTCTCATTGACCTTGTGCTTTTTTAATTCGTAATCAATAATATCTAAACCAGCATTCACATCTCTGATGTCTTGGTCTAGGAATGGGATTTGATATTCTAAGTCTGGCAACTTCTTTCCTTTATACTTCCAAGGACTGAAGTGATGCCACTCACCCACATCACCTATATTGACATAGATGTCTGGTTTGACAATCTTGATTGCTTGTAATGCACAAGATAATGCTTTCATATCGTGCAACGGAAAGTGCACATCAGGAAAGACGATTGCTCTTTTAAGCTTTGATTTTTTTGCCATCTTCACTTATTGAACTCCCCCATATATCATCCTGCCCTACAAGTTCAGGTGTATCCATCATCTCTACTACTTCAAATAGTTCTATGATGCGTTCTAATACATAGGGTTCTTCTGCAAATATCTCAGCACCACGTAGTTTCTCTACAAGAAACTTAATACGTTCTATGCTTTCATTGAGTTCCATTTATTTTTTATCTTTCTTTTTTTTAGGTTTGTCTTCTTCTGCAAGACCTTTTAAAGCAGCGTAAGCACCTTTGACTTGTTCCATTGCTTGTTGTATTGTATTTATCTCAGCAACTAACTCGTCTCTTTTACTTAGCAACTCATCAAACTGTTGTTGATACTGTTGTATTTGTGTTTTTACTTTATCTTTCATAATACTAATGTCTCCTTATGTTTGTTAAAACTTACAATCTTTCGTCAAGTGTTTACAATAAATATCTACGTAAAGTCTCAAAAACAGAGAAAAATTAAAAAAAGTGAAAATAGTATTAGGAAAAGGAACAAAAATACCTTATCTTAAAGAACCTCTTTCAGGTTGTCGTATTAGGGTATTACCCTATTAGGGTATCCCTATTAGGGTATTCCTATTAGGGTAACCTAATTAGGGTTCCCAAGACACACACTACATATTAGGGAACCTAATACTAGGGTACCCTAATGCTGAAAAAAATTTCCCAAAAAAATTAGCCGATTTTGTGTGAGGTTGTTTTTTTGTGTAGACCCCCCGCCTTGGGTCAAGGTTGGAAATTTGGTTTTAGGTTGAGATTTTGAAAACCCCAACCCAACCCAATTATTTATTTTTTATTTCGTCTTGAACTCTTTTGAACTCTTCAAAATATTTTAGTTTAAAATCTGTCAAGTCAAATTCTAATAAATATTCTAAACAAGATTCCCAATTTAAAGCCGATTCATAATTTAAATCTGCTTTCTTAAATTCTTCTGAATCAAAAGGATATTTCATCATCTCTTCTTTTGCTTGAATTTTTCTTAATCTCTCTTCTTCTAATCTATATGCTACTATTTTTTTTGCGTTATCAAATGTTTTTCTCATTTCTTCCGCCTTTCTGTTTTTGTTAATAATTAAT